ATCACCCGACGCTTACCATTGATCTTGGCGAAGAACGCGCCGTGGATCATGGTCTCACCGATCTTGACGCCGCCCGCGGTTTTGACGACCCGGCCTTTGAAGGCGGATACAGGCAGATCATTGGCTCCATACCAGAGCTTCAGAGCGTTGCGGCCCTCGCCGACGCGATACTCCTTGATGCGTCGGCGGAGCGCGGTGGCGTTGCGAAGCCCCAGCTCGGATCGCAGGTCCTTCGAAGATATGCGCCGGAGCGTCCCAGCGGTGCGTTTCAGGGCACGCCCGCGGCTGAGATCAACCTGCTTCGGCGTCGCCGCATATTTGTCCACGATCTTAGCGAGCTCTCCATCATCGAAATCAAAGGCCAGCATCGCAAATCACCGTGTAGATCACATTCGGCTCAGCCAGGATCAGGGCGGCAATGCCGGTACCGTCCAGCTCCGGCTCCTGCATCAAGTCGAAGGCCTTGCCCTCGATCGTCACAACATCGCCCTTGCGGACGTCTGTGACCGCGACCTCCGGGCAGATAAAGCGCGGCGTCGGATGATCCGGCTCGTACTCGCCCAAAGACGCGACCGCGTTGGGGTCGTCAAAAATGCCGAGGACCGCTGCCACCGTCCTCTCTCTGCGCGTTATGACCGCTGCGGTCGCAAACACGTCGGGATCGAAGAAGGCGCAGAGGTCCTCCCAATCGGGGTGAGGCATGGCTTTAGCCGGGAGCGCCAGCCTTGATGGCCGCTTTCAGAGCTTCGACGTCTTTCTTCGCATGGTCCTTGATGCCGCGTTTCTTGGCCTCTGCGCGAAGCTGTTCCGCGCTTATTTTGGCCAGCGCGGCGTCGATCTGATCTTCAGTCGGCTTGTCGCTGACCTCTTCTGTTGCCAGTTCAGCCCGGCCCCGCTGAAGCAGGTTTTTTGCCAGACCTTCATCAACCATCAAGCCCTTTGCCGCATCCGAGGCAGGCGTGATGATCTTGCCGCCGATCGCGACCGCCGAAGTGATATTCAGTGCGATTTTCTTGTCCGCCATTGCGGTCTCCTCTTCAAAGGGCAGAACCGGGGCGTATTCGCGCTCCGGTAGCAGATGGGTTACGCCTGGGAGCCGTAGGCGAAGCTCTCGGCGTTGCGGTAGGCGAAGTCGAAGTCCTGGAAGGCCACGATGCGGACACGGCCCTTCTTGGAGTGGGTGTAGGGGTCAACCGTCAGGTCGAGCCCGCCCCACATCGCCGCGACCATGTCGCCGAAGTTGCCATGGAATACGTCGCCGTTGGCGGTTTGGTTCGTGATTTCGGTATGATAACCGTTCACGGTATTGCCTTGCTCCCAGATGGTCTGGCCGCTGGTGCCGGTAAACTTCTCGGTGGTTTTGCAGTGGCCGCGGAATACGGCGTTTCCGATATAGGCCATCGAATTCACGTCTGCGTTGTCGGAGGCGATCTGCGATTCCATATCCACCAGCTCGGCGAATGTGGGCTGCAGCGCGGCAAAGGCGGTGGCGTTGATACCAGGGAGGTTCTTTACCCCAAGCGGCTCATTGCCAGTACCGGTGCCGTAGAAACCGGTGTGATCCGCCTTCAGAGCGATTGCGATTGCCAGCTCGCGGCGGAGCCATGCCTCAACGTCGATCGAGGCCTGTTGCAGCATTTTGCGAGTGACCTCGGTATAGGCCCCGAGTGTCTTGGGCGATAGGCCCAGCATGCGCAGCTCGGCACCGGTTTCGCCTGCATCATCATCCTCCCCCAGCCAGAATGCGGTGGCGGCGGATGCCTGACCCGGAATGTCCACGTTGCCGACAAGGCCTGCCATTGGCGTGGCCATGCCCAACAGGACCGAACGATTGCGCAGCATTTCAATGAATGACTGCGCCATCAGGTCCGTAGCGATAACGTTGCCGCCCGTGTCACCAGGTGTCTCGCCGGAGATACCGGTATTCAGAGCACGGCGCATAACATCGACCGGAACCATGATGCCCTGGGCGGCACGCCCCGAGGACTGTGCGGCTGCGGCGGAAACCTCCATTTCAAAGGCAGCGGCCTCTTGTGCGGAGCGGTCCTGCGGGTTTGCCAGAGCATTCAGCGCCCGGACAAAGCTGAACTGATCGGCTTCTGCGTTAGACATACCGACATGACCGGCGTTGTCGTCCAGCGGCTGATTGCCGCCATGATCGGCGCGGTCGGTGTTGGAAACATGCTCGAGCAGGCTGCGGGTGAAATCGTCAACAGACGTACCATTGCGGATGGCTTCGGCGGCGAGCTGCCCTGCCGCGTATTGATCCCCCAGCTCCAGCAGATCAGCCGTGCGCTGCTGTTCGGCCTGGGTGCCCGCGGTGACCTGCGCGCGGATCGCATCGGCGCTGGTCAGGGTTTCAAGCACCTCCAGCACGTTGTCATTCTCATCGATGCGGGCGCGAACAAACGCGCCATTGTGCCAGACGTTACGTTCCATGTTCTGCGATCCTCTCGTTTCGGTGGCCGTTATTTGGGTGCCAGTATTGGTGGGCTGGTCGCCTGCTTCCTCTGGCGGTTCCCCCGCGCCGCGGCCAACGCCAACGGTGGCATCTGCGGGAACACTGACCATGGAGATTTCGTAGGGCTCCCATTCGGTGATGGTGACCTTGTCGCGCTCGCCTTCACGCTCCTCGGTTTTGATGGCGCAAACGAAATACCCGACGGAGACATGACGGATCACGCCATCCACGATGTCCGCCCAGATTTCTGCGGCCCGTGCCGATCGGCCAAAGCGCAACGTCGCGCGGCCCCGGCGATCCCTGTCGATCGACGCGGCCTCGACCACACCGATCTGGATGTCGGTGTCATGGTTCCAAAGAACCGGGGCCCCGTTCTGCAGCCGGGTCTCGAGCATCGCGCCGGCAGAGTGATCAAGGACCTCGTCGCCAAACCAGCGTGGGACAGGCTCCTCGGAGCTGAATGCGACCTCGACGGTGCGGGTTTCTTCGTCAATATTCTGCACCGCGGCCTGGCGGCGCAGCGGCGCTCCGCCACGATTGGTATTGATCTGCTCAACCGTGATCGAGCGAGCGAAGGCTGCGCCCACCAGGGCAGAGGCCAAGCCGCTATGCGTCAGCATCATCGCCTTCATCGGAGGTCTCCTCGTTTTCGGTGGGTGGCGTCGTCGCTGCAGACCCCGCCCCAGGTTGGACGCCGAGAACGGCAGCCATGATGAACGCGTCGGGCACACCCGCATCGCGCATCGCTTTGATGTCGGCGGCGTAGGTCCGCCAGGTTGTGTCCGGGTCGTCGCCCCGGCGGCGAATGATCTCGGAGGGGGACGTCAGGAGGTTGTTCTTGGCATCGATCTCAGCCTTCACATCCTTGGTCGGATCGACCCACGCCCAACGACGCCCCTGCCAATAGACGTTGAGATACCGCTGGATGTTCTCGGGTCGCAGGCGAATGCCGTTATGCATGACCAGACCGCGCAAAAGCGACTGCTTTAAAGCCGCCTGGTAGCAGCGATCAATCAGGGTCTCGATCAACCACTCCTGAAGGTCCATCCAGTGGTCGCGCTCATCGAGCACACCCTGCCGGATTGAGCTGAAATTCACGCCCTCGAGGTCATTGGCAAAACTGACATAGGCGACGCCCATGCCCGCGCCCGCACCGCGAAGCATTGCCTTGTGGAAAGGGCCGAACTCCCCAGTTGGATATTGGGATTTGAACTCCCTGACCTCGGCACCAGGGGGGAGCTCTTGGAATACGCCGCCCTCGGGTTCGATATAAAGTTCTTCGTCCTCGAGCGCGTCGTCCGCCTCGGGGCCATAGCCCTCTTTCCATTCGAAGAACCCGCCAACGGACGCGCCGATGCGCGCGCTGGCGAGTGCCGCCCTCTCGAATCCGCCGAGCATGTGCAGCCGCCAAAGCGATGTTGCCGCCCACGGCAATCCGCGGCGCTGGCCGATGATGTCCTCGAGGAACCCATGAATGATCTCGTCAGCCGAAACCCGATCAAGGCTGCGCCCATTGAGGGTGTAGGCGGAATGACCGGGATCCCCGCGCATAAAGAAATAGCCAAGCGGTCGGCCTTCGCGGCTATACTCGATGCCCTGGCGGATGAACCGCCCACCAGGCATCCGCTCGACATGGTAGTCAACCGGGCACCGCTGCGGATCGAGGACCTGCAAGGCATATCCCATCGGCCCCGCCGCGCGTCCGATAATCTCCCGGATCATGAACTCGCCATCCTTTGCGGCCGATCGCACCGCGGCTTGGCATTGTATGCGGAAGCTGCGCCGCCCGGTGATGTCGCAATTTTCGGCGCGCTGCCACCGCCGCCACCACGCCTCGAGCGCCTCGTTGGCAGGGCGATCGAGCTCGCCACTGTGCAAGCGGGTCTGTGCCTGAAGTGCAAAGCCCCGGTAGCCAACAATGTTCTGATCGCAAAGGCGCAGGAAATTGCGCATATAGTCGTTCTTCTGCGCCTCCTCGCGGGACCGTGCGACCAGGACACGCTGATGGCGCTCGATCACTTGGTCGGCAGTGAGCGGGGTCGTGGTCCAATTCGCGGTCAAACGATCAGTGATGGCGGCATCAAAGGACCGGGTCGCGCGAACGGGTCGGCCAGCGACAGAGCGGCGGCCGACTTTTGGGATCGAACTCTCGCGAATTTCCGGCTCGACCGTCGAC